AGTCTAAGATACCTATCACAGTTAGCTACGAGGGCGGGATCCAAAAGTGGTCAGGCCTACTCGATCTCGCTATTGAAGGTGGTTATGTGGTTAAACCTTCTAATGGTTGGTATCAGTTGGTTGATCGTACTACTGGTGAAGTAGTCGGCAATAAGATGCGTGCTGCTGATATCGAAGATAATGGCGAACTGTGGAAGGGTGTATTGGCCACGACAGATTTTGCTGATTGGATCAAGCATCGCTATACATTGGTTGGCGGTAACCTGATTGCGAGCGAGGATACTGATGGATGATAAAACACTCAGTGAATCTTTATCAGACATTTCGAATTCGTTTAAAGAAGCATCAGATGACTATGATCGGAAAGCTGAGGAGTATTGGAAGAGCCTTTCATATGAAGACCAACTACAGGCCTTCTACATCGTTACCAAGCGTATTCACAAAGGGGACATCGTGGAAAAAGGATCTTATCGANATGTTCTCTATGATACTTTCGGNTTTGATTTTGATAGCTATNTTATTGGTATGGATAGTGGGTATCTTGATATCCATAACGGCTTGGTAACGAACGATATTTGATGTGTGGAAAACAGTTGAATATGTAGTGAGATGGCGCAAGCATTCAAAAGATGTCAAGTTCTTTTTAAGACATTTTAACTATAATAATGGCGGGCCCATCATCACTTATAAGATAGGATCATTAGTCATCCAGAAACATCAAGTATATGTAGGGAAAAAATGAATCAATCAGTTAGAGTGCTTTATGGATACAAAAATTGGGTGGCGGTATACAATCCATATGGTGATTGGTTTTATTGGAATGAATGTAGATTGCATTACACTTCGTGGAAAGTGGGTCCTATAATGATAAAGAGGTATTGGCGTTGATGACGAATGAACAGATGGAGGCTAAGATACGAAAACTATCATTGCCGTTAGAAACTCAGATAATGATGTCTTGTGATACTCAAGAAGATGCTGTATTGTTAGCGGTAGCAATGCTTAGAAAGGTCATAACTATATTTGACTACCATTATCAACAACAAGGCCGCAAGGCACTGATAGAGACATTTAATACATGATCGAAAAAACAATCCTATCACATCTAGTATATAATGAGTCGTTTGCTAGGAAGACTCTNCCTTTNCTNAAGGATGAATACTTTCAGAATCANGTAGATAAGACAGTTTATAAGCTGATCAATGATTATGTTATCAAGTATAATAATACACCTACGAAGGAAGTCCTTCATATCGAACTGAAGAATAGAGAAGGCATCTCAGAAAGCACGTTCAAGGACTCTAAAGCTCTGATCGATGATCTTTCTGTAGAGAATACAGAGATACAATGGTTATTAGATTCGACAGAGAAGTTTTGTCAAGATAAGGCGATATACAATGCAATCATGGCTTCGATTAAGATCTTGGACGATAAGAGCGGATCCTCCAGTACAGGTGCTATCCCTACTCTTCTATCAGACGCCCTTGGCGTGTCTTTTGATATCAGCATCGGTCATGATTATTTTGCTAATGCTGATGATCGTTTTGATTTCTACCATCGTAAGGAAGAACATATTCCATTCGACCTTGACTTCCTTAACAAGATTACTAAAGGAGGTCTTGTTCGAAAGACCCTTAACATTGCACTGGCTGGCACTGGCGTTGGCAAGTCCTTATTTATGTGTCACTGTGCTTCTTTTAACCTGACACAAGGCAAGAACGTCCTATACATCACGATGGAGATGGCAGAAGAAAAGATCGCAGAACGCATCGATGCTAACCTGCTAAATGTGACCATCGATGATCTTGCAGTCATCCCGAAAGAAGCATACGACAAGAAGATCAAGCGCATCAGGGAGAACACTGTTGGGAAACTCATCGTCAAAGAATATCCTACTGCTTCTGCTGGGAGCGGGCATTTCCGTCATCTCATCAATGAGCTTCGTATCAAGCGAAACTTTATTCCTGATATTATCTATATCGATTATCTCAACATCTGTTCTTCTAGCCGCATTAAGGCTGGAAGTAATGTCAACTCATACACGCTCATTAAGGCAATCGCTGAAGAGCTACGTGGTCTTGCCGTTGAGTTTAATGTTCCTGTGGTTTCTGCTACTCAAACTACCCGAGGTGGCTATGGCAACTCAGATGTCGAACTGACTGATACATCAGAATCCTTTGGCCTACCTGCAACCGCCGATCTGATGTTTGCTCTGATATCTACAGAAGAACTCGAAGATCTCAATCAGCTGATGATCAAGCAGCTAAAGAATCGATATAATGATCCTACGATACATAAGCGCTTCGTCATCGGCATCGATAGGGCTAAGATGCGACTGTATGACGCAGAGGTATCTGCACAGGATGGGTTGATGAACGACCAACCTGTGTTTAACAAGAGCGGGTTCGGTACAGCAGTGGATCCAGAGAAGAAGAAAAGGTTCAAGGACTTGATAGTATAAAGATTAATCTTAACGAAGGCTCAACATGCTTCAACCGTTAGCTGCAAAAGATTTCTTTTGTTCTTCTGTAGCATTGGGATGTCTCGCTGCCGTCTGCCTTACCGCAAAATCCTCATCTTTTAAACCTCTTGTAATATGTTCAGGTGTAGCTTTTCGATTTCCCACTGCCAGCATCCTTACATAAGGATCCTCATCTTTTAACGCTTTCGTAATATGTTCAGATGTAACATTAGGATTTTGTAGTGCTATTTTTCTAACATGAATATCACTGTCATCTAAAGCCTTATGTATATGTTCAGATGTAGCATTAGAATTTCTCATTGCTCCTATTCTTACACTATAAGCAGGATCTTTTAACGCTTTCGTAATATGTTCAGATGTAGCTTTTGGATGGCTAGCTGCTGAAATTCTTATACCCTGTACGCTATCTTTTATACCCATGTCTACATGTTTAACAGTAGCATTAGGATTTGTTAATGCTCTATCTCTTACACTATCATCCGCATCTTTCATTCCCCTAGTTAACTGGCTTTCAGTAGCATCTTTATGGCCAACTACTGCACGCCTTACAACGGATTCTTTATCATTCATAGCATGATCTCTATCAGCTTCTGTAGTATCATGGCGACTTATACCAACAGATCTGACACCCTCATCAGGATCTTTTAAAACTTTGGATAGGCCGCTTCTAGATAATTTTGGATGCTTAGCAGCTCTAACCCTTATTTGTTCATGTTTATTCTTTAATGCTTTGTCGATATGTTCCGCTGTTGTAAGAGGATGATTTAGAGCAATTGATGCGTTATTCAAATCTGCGCCATCATCGGTGAATTGTGGTAGATCTTTTGCTTCTATGTGTTTTGGATGGACTATTAAAGCCGTGTTCTGCAACGCAGGGTCTTTGAGAGCAATCTTAACATGTTCTTTGGTAGCGTTTTTATTTCTAATTGCGCCTCTTCTCACACTAGGAGCAGGATCTTTCAATCCTTTTGTGATATCTTCTGTTGTTGCTTTTTTATGAGATACAGCTTCTGCTCTCACTGTTTCATCTGGATGAGACATAGCTTCTTTTATGTGTGCATTTGTAGCATTAGGATGTTTGATAGCAGCGATTGCTACTTGAGGTGCAGTATCTTTTAATCCTGTGCTAATTTGTTCTGGAGTAACATCTGTATTGGTCTTGTTAAAAGCAGATGCTCTAATTTTAACATCTTTAGCTTTTGCCATCGCTTCCTTGCCGGCAATAACCCTACTTCCTGAATCATGATATACCCATGGATCCTTTTTATAAACCTTTGTTTGATCTAATGGAAAATTCTTTTCTGTCCATTTTTTTACTGTACTAGCAAAAGAAGAATCAGTTGTTCCGTACCCTCCTTCAGGTCTTAATATGGTATGAGTTCCATCTTCTGATGTGAATGGTTTCAATGCAATTCTTGCTATCGGATTTTTTGCTTCATCATCACCGTGATGGACAAGATATGCAACGTGCGTTCCTGCTTTGACATCCCTGCCCAAATAGTGAGCGTTGCAACCACCGCTCATATTCATACAAGAAGTCCATCCTTGGCCTGTAGACATACCAGCAACATCATATGGATGTCTGGAGATATTCACCTCTAAACCCTTGGCTTTTTGAGTAGATCCTAATCTTTTAGGATCTGAAGTAAATGCCTTCATCACTTCACTAGGAGCTTTTGTTTTATTTAGAGCCTTACCGATTGAAACTTGTCTTTTAAATTTATCTTCGGCATATCCACCTTTATAATCAGTTATTGTGTATCCATTATCGTTAAGATGTTTTTTTACAGCAGGATGTGGTATATTAGAATTATCTTTTTTATCTGTAGAATTTTCTAAAGGAATGGAAATTCTATCTTGTCCTTTAGGGATAACATGTCCTGATATTTCCTCACCTTTTCCAGTCTTTGGCCAAGAATCCACTGTTTTCTTTTGTTCATCATTGAGTGCTTCGTTTATAAGTAAATTATAACCTTGATATGCAAATTCATGAAAAGTTAATAACATGTTTATCTCTCTTAAATTGGTGGTTGTAATATTTATATTTATGTGTTATAAATAATTTATGTTCAAGGATCTGATCGTATGATTGAGACATTCTTCCATAATCTATTGTATTTCTTGATGTATCCTATCCTCGTAGTCGCGGCATTAGCATTTTTTGCGTTATTAGCAGGACCCAGAGATGAGTGATACAGAAGAACTTCCTGACCAGGTAGCACATGCTATCATGGATTTTCTCATCGAGCAGCAAAAGAAAGGCAGAACATTCATAATGGAGAGCGAGATCTATGAGATGCTCGGAGCTAACTTATCTCATGACGCAGAAGATCGAAAGTTCGTGCTAAAGCAGTATTTTGACAATGTAGTCAGCATGGAAGATTATAAAAATAAATTAAAATAGCGGTTGACATTTTTATCATAATACCTTATATTGATAATATGATGAAAACAAAGGAAATCGAAATGACTCAGCTCGAATTCAAGATCGCCCAGATTCGCCAGGATATTGCTGGTCTGGAACGCTTGTACAAGACATCGATGGATAACAAACATCATGATCTGGCGGAAACCTGTCTTGATCGTGCTTCCGTTCTCTGGAACGAGCTCATTGTCCTTAATTTTGATCGGGTAGCAGAGATCGATCCTTGGTCCGCAGATCCNGAATCTTAT